TAGCTTTAGCAGCATCTACAGCAGCAAGAATCTGTGCTTCTAAAAAGTTAGCTAATCCCTCCTCTGCATCACTAAATTGACGCATAAAGTCTTGCGCTTCTGTTACGATATCAGATTGGTCTGTCAATCTAGGGATAATACGGAACCCTGTATGTGCTTGTACGAAAGTTACGTTAACAAGTGCAGCATCAGCATCCTTACTAGGAAAAGTACAAGTCATTGTACCAACTGTAGCAGCAGTAACATTCTTAGAGAATACAGGAATCTGAGTAGCAGGAGCTCCCCAAGATTGTCCAATTACTCCTTGATTAACACCAGAAAGAATGCCACTAGTACCTCTAAGTGCCATATCAATAAATCCGTACTCTTGTTGTCTCAATTCTTGTCTATCTAATAACGAGGGATAGACACCTCTGGCATTTTGCTTTTTTAAATTTACTATACTCATTGTAATAAAAGTTGATTATTAGTATTCTCTTAAGGTTGATACATTATAACGCTCAAAAGCCTCCCAATAAAGTTTATTGTATTCATCGCCCTTAGGAATCCCTTTCCTTTGTGCTATTTTGTCAAACTCGGTCAAAAATTGTTCCTGAGTTTTGAATGTGGCCTCTTGTACGATAACTTGAGAGCCATTAAAGTTACCACTAGAAGTAGGAGTATTCCCTGCTCCTCCTCCTTGTGTGTTTTTATGTAATACAGACTGTAGCTCATTTTGTAGGATTGTCTCTAATGAGGCATTAAGGATACCATCCTTGTAAGCAGTACCATCCGGCTTGCACCAAATAGTCTTACCATCCTCCTCTACAGCATTCGCTATTAATGTCTGGGTTTTCAGTTTTATAATGTCATTAATCAAAGCTTGGTCCAAACCTTTGTTGAACTCTAGCTTGCTCAATGAACCATTAATCTCTGTGCTCATTGTTAGATTACGCTCCTTTGTCTTTAAGCTCTGGATTAACTGCTCTCTCTCTTGTATCTGCTGTTGTGCAGTAGTAGTAAGTTCAGCCTTTTCCTTTTTGTGCTTAGCCTTTAGCTCCTCTAACTTTTTTAACGTTTCATCTGGATTAGTGTTGCTCTTAAGGCTTTCTAATTTATCAGATAATTCCTTGTTTTGCTCGGCTATCATCTTGGCCCAATCCGATGTCTTAACTCCAGATGGCTTCTCTAGTCCTACAGATGTTAGAGCATTGTCCACAAAGTCATAAATCTTTTTATGCTCCTGGCTAATGTTCTCCTCAAAATAGTTTTTAGCTATTGTCTCTGCATAGGCTTTACCTACATTTGTGCCTTTTAGAATGTCTAATACTTGTGCCTGTAATGACTCGTCCTCTGCTAATTTTGCTTTTAAATCGTCCATATGTCCCTATATGTTTGAATGTTTATGTTTATAAATACTTTTCTACTTGCTCTAACTCTAATCCTAAATCCTCTGCAATAACATCGGCACTAGCTCCATCTGCAGCCATATCCTCAATCTTTTTCTTTACAGGAGGAGTAACTCTCTTTTTCTTTTTAACCTCCTCTATTGGCGCAGGCTTAAAAGTAGGATTGTGTATCATTATAACTGTGTGGTAATTCCCAAGATACTTAGGACTTTTAAATTCGTCTTTCAGGGCCATCCAATCACTTGTGCTCTTACAGAATTGGTGTATCTGTAGGTTTTGTGTTAGGCCATTGTTTTTAGCTCGTACTCCAATAAAGCAATAAGCTCCTGCATTGTGCTCCGGTATTAAAACAGGAAAGTCATAGCTAGGATATTGGAGCATCACTTGCTCCAGCTCCTTGCTCTTGCTGACTAGATTCCCCTGTATCTGTTTGCTCGGTTTCATCTTTTACGTAAGTTTTGAATGTGTTATAAATAATATCAATCTTTTGCTCAAACGTGATATCAGTACCAAAGTCTACTAGACTGCCATTTTCTCGCTCAAACCTCTGTACAAATTTAGTAAAATTTGCCTTAATATACAAATCCTCTAACTGCATAACTCCCATTTCTAGCTTTTTGTAGCACTCCTCTAATGTGCTATATGGAGCTGGATTGAGATTGTTTTCTATCATTAGCTTTCTTACTGTCTGTGGGTCTCCCTTGTACTTAGTCTCGATTAGCAGTTTATATAGCTGGTCAATCTCTGATTCAGGCATTCCTGCAGTCTTGGCCCCAACAAACAACTCTTGCAACTGTGCCTCTGTCAGTAAGAACCATTCAGTACCATAGTTAGCATGAACCATTACATCTACATCTACAGCCAACTTGATAGCTGTGCTAACCATCCACTTGTGTAATCTGTTACATATCCCTGCGAGCTTTAGTAATGGTTTCTTTCTGTCCTCCATCAACGAACGAACTTGGTCAGCATTAACAGCCTCCTTATTCATCATATCATTAAAGCCTGTGGTGTTGACTTTAATAAAGTTCTCTCTTTGGTCTTGCTTTGTCTGTTCAAACGCTAGGTTTTCCGTAGGAGGAGAAATGAATCTGAAATAACCGGATACATCATTCTCGTCATTGTCAATCTTAGGATTAATCTTGATAGCTGTTCCTGCACCGCTAAACTTGTTAGCTGTACAAGTCTTACAAGCCGTAGGAGTAGACATCTCCCCATTCTCCATAGGTACAGATACTAAACCATTAACACAATACTCATCCTCACATACAGGAGCAGCATATTCAACAACAGGAAAAACTCCATAATGCTCAGCATAGTAGCTGTATGCATGGAACTGTTGCCATTCGCTCATACTTCCAAGCACAGCAGATAATGGAGCATATCTTTTTGTAGTATCCTTAGAGTTTAATGGAATATCAATGAACCATCTTGCCGGGCAATAGCCTAGATTGTGCGGAGATTCTAGTACAATAGAATATGCTCCATCTCTCTTTTCGATGACTCTATAGAACTCATCATCATAGAATGCTATTTTTTTGTATGCTCCCTGCTCATCGTGGCCATCACTATGATGAAAGACGATATACTTAAAGTATTGCTTGCATGGAGTAAGCTCGTAGCTCATAAGCTTGTCTAGCTCCACAGTAACATAGTAAGGAACACCGGCCTCATCTTTATCCACTACTACAATGGTTTGAGGCTTACATTTAAAGGCTTTTCTCCCTACCTTTTCAATGTAATTTCTAGTATCCAGGTTAATTAGCATCTGGGCAGATTGCTGCTCTGCTCTTTTGTTGGGATATTGGATACTAAAGTTAGCATTTCTGCCATTAAAGACTCTGTTTAAATCGCCTAATATATCATCGGAGATAGAAACGATAGCCAATGGATAGCTAAAAAAGTTTAGCACCCTTTGGTATTTATCTTGTGTTACGCTGTTGTAAATGGCACGTTTAATCTCATCCCATCCTACCTCAGACTCTAGCTCGCTGAAAAATAATGGCTCGGACATAACTTTGAGCCTACTCTCGTAGGACATCATATAGCCTATGTCACTCTTTTTCTGCTTTACTAGCTTTATTACTTGGCTTTCGTTTAATAACATTATCCTTGAATTGAAATCTTTTACTAACTAACTCCCAATCATCCCTATTCTGAGAGGCTTGCAACTGTAAGACTGCTTGAGCATGTGTCAAGGTTAACTCAACACATGCTCCAGTCTTAGTTTTTAGCTTTACTGTTGTAGGCTTAGCCATACTTATACAGTTAAAGCATTGAAATCTGTAGGAGTAACAGCATATTTGCTCTCATCCCAATCAAACTTCAGTTGAAATGTAAGAGTATTGTTATCTCTTGTACCAAAGCCAGCGTTAGACATAGAACCTAATACTACATTTGTAGCATCAAAGCCTGTAAGCAAATCGCCAACCTTACTGCCCCAAATTTTACCCTCTTGAGAGATTAGGTATACCTCTAGGCCATTACCCTCACAAGCTAGTTTACGGAATGCAGCAATCTGTGCTCCGGTCAAGGAATCAAAACGAGCTGAACCATCAGTAGGATTGATGCCGTTCACTAATGTTTCTCCGTTCAAAGTCGAGTTATCCCCACCACCCTGGGTGATTGTGGTTCCTGCTGTCAAAACTGACTCACCGCCTATTAAAGGAGATTTAACAACGTGCGAGCTATCAGCAGCAGCAAAAAGAATGTTCCATCCTGCAGCTACATCTACAGAATTACCAGCAATAGTAGCAGGTAAATTGTTTGCAGGAGTAGCAACATCCCAAATAACTTCACCTTTACGGACAAACCAAAAACGCTGAATCTGACCAATGTTCTCAGGACAAGCACTTGATGGAATATCTGCTAATGCTGGGTCTAATGGACAACAGTCTAACAAAAATAAATTCTTAAGTAACATAATTAATTAATTAAATAGTAATAAAATCAGGGATTGACACAATGCTTGCCCCTGTTGAATCTTTAAAGTTTATTGTTAAATCATAGGTCTCTCCTGTAGGGTCAGTAACAAAGTCAACCCACAAGTAACTGTATACGCTCTTACCATTAACACACCCTAGAGGATTTAGAGTTACAGGGTTAACAGTTAGTGCAGGAGCTGTAGCTACAGGCACAAAAGTTACTTCGATATTGAACACATCACAAGTAACGGTATCTGCTAAGTTTAGCCTAAACTCTTTCTCGAATGTTGCACTACCTACCCTATCATTAACCTCTTTTGTGTATGATGCTAATGTAGGAGTATCTGAACCACAACAATTAAACGATGGTAGAGGCTGTAGATATTCTCTAATTACATTAAGCACAGTCTTTTCTGCTGCCGTTAGTAGAGATTGGTCTAGCTCCAAATCGTATAACTCTTGTAAGAAAGTATCAAAAGCCTGCGTATCAAATGAAGTTACTTGATTAAGCTCTAATGCTGTCTTTACTGCAGGAATTGTAAAGGGAGATACTAAGGTTATCTGTCTCAAACTCTCCAGGAGCAAAGCAGTATTGCTCTGTAGTCCTGATAAAAATTGAGATGGTAGTAAAACGTAAGCCATGATTATATTTTATTTGCCGTAAGATACAAGTTTATTTGTATTTTTCCTAATCCCTTGTTCCCCATAACGATAAGCATCCCATATATGGTTAAATCCATCCAATGGTTTATTTAATGCTCTGCCATCCTTACGGTCTACTTTCCATACGTATTTTTGCTGTTCTTGTTTCCATAATTCATTAGAAACTAAATTTACTGCACCATAACTTTTGATATTGTCTATGCCACTACGTATAGAATCTGCTCCTTTCTTGCATCCCTTAACTCTATAGCCTAGATTCCTTAGCTCCTTGATGCTCTTTGGCTCTGCACTATCTGCCATCACTAGAGCACCACTCTTTAAACCCTTTTTAACCCCTAATCGTTCAAACTCTTTAGCTATATCTTGATTGGTTAACCCTGTCTTGTAGAGTAGTAGCTCTCCATATAGCTGGCCCTGACTAAGAACGCATCGAACTAATGTTGTCGGGTCATTCGTATAGCCAAAGTCCATCCCATAGCAAGCTCTCTTAATGCTCTCTGTAGGTAGTTTAGGTATCCAATTAACTGCAGGGAATACAGCTCCCTCCACTTGACCGGTCATCCCTAGTCCATATACCCTCCATTTGTTAGGGTCTTTGTACTTGAGCTGTTCTATCTTTTCCTTGATGCTATCTTTTAGAAAAGGATTATGGGTATAGTTGGAGATAAGTAGCTCTACATTCTCTGTGCCAATTAGCTTATCGTGTACCCAAAATGCAAATGTAGGGTTATAATCGATGAATACTTGCTTTGTAGTTCTTATCTGTAGCTGGTCATAGATGGAGTAAGGTATACCATTGGCCTCATTCATAAACAGATAATCTCTTTTACCACTCTTAGCATCTTGCTCATTGTCAAATGACTTAAACTCCATTATGCTCCCATTGTGGAATCGATATTCTCTGTTTGTAATGTTGATTCCCTTAATCATTGACCTAAAAAAGTCATTATTCAGGATGCTCTCAAAATCTCGTATGGCTCCAGCCTTTAGATTAGGTATGTCCTGCCCAACAATAGTAATCACTTGGTTAGGTTTCTCTGCAGCCTTGCAGGCAAGTACCTGGAGCAAAGAGTAAGTCTTACCCGATGATGTGCCACCTTGATTGACTACTACTTGCTTAGTAGAACGGATATTCCACTCAAAGATTGGGGATATAGGGAAAGGATTAATCATCTATGAACTCTGATTCGCTATGGATAGGCAGAACCTTAGTGCTTTCAAATTTAACCTCGATTAGATTGGTATGCACATCTGCATCCATTTCTATCTTTTGCTGTTTAGGCATAACGAACTCTAAAGCCTTAAGATAAGCATTAATCTTGTCCTTATCTGCTAGGTCTGGACTATCAAGTAGTTCAAAGAAATATCCTAGCCTATCTATGAGACCAGATTTTAGCTCCTTTTTGAACCCACTTAACTCCTTGTTCTTACTGCCTTTAGGTCTACCTGTGTTACCTTTTACAAACTTACCGTTATTATCCCTCATAACCGTTTTTTGTCCGTATTTAAACGGAATTAATAAATCTACTTCTTTTTTTTC